TCATTCTCGTCATTAGTATAGCCTCCTTCAACTTCGAAAATATAATCTAAAAATTTTTTGAATCTATCCATTTAAATCACTTCCTTTTCTAATTTTCTAATTTCTTTTGTTAATTTTGTTATTTCTGTCTTTATCAAATCCATTTCGGACTTTATCTCTGTTATCCTTTCCTCAGTTTCAGTTATGTCAAAGCCTAGATTTTCAAATTCTGTTTTTTCTTCTTCTTTTTCTTCTAGCTCTTTCTTATATTTAACAAACTCTTGTTGTTTTTGATACCTCAACTCCTTTAAATATTTCAGTTTTTCTGCCTTATCCTCTACCCAAGTATTATTCTTGTTGTCCCAAGTACTATATGGATTTGGTTGAGGTACTGTCTTTATTTCCTCGCCATCCAAGTACTGTCCATCTGAAAGAGTTATAAGTCCTGCTTTCACTTTCTCTGCCTCAGTCATTTCTCTTATTTCTCCAGTTACCTTATCAATTACCGGATTTTGTAAAAGCACAGCAGAATATTTCATTGTTTCATTATCCCAGTCTGGGTAAAAAATTACTGGTTTTTCTTTGAATTCCTCAAAAGTTGTCACAACAGGCTGTGCTATATTCTCCAGTGTTGCTATCAAATAAATATAAACTATCATTACTTTTCCTCCTTAAAATCCAATTTTCTTTCTCATTTCAAGTAATTTCGACTTTCTTTCTGCTGCAGTAGCCTTTTTGATATAATGCTTTTTAGTAACATCTACTCCATTATGATTAGCAAATTCACTTGCTAATTCAATCCCACCGACTTCCGCCAATAAATTAATACTAGTTTTTCTTAACGTGTGAGGATATAAATTATCTATCCTAATAAGCTTTCCTATTTTTCTTACTCTATCTCTTATAGTGCTTTTACTCATTTGTTTGAATATTCCTCTATATTTAGTAACAAATAAGTATTCTGAACTGTTTTTTCTACATCTCAACCACTCCTTTATAAGCTCTATCGTTTCTTCAAATATTGCAAATTCAACTATTTTTTGTTCTTTTTCTACAATTCCGCTTATTATTCCGTTCTCTAAGTCAATATTTTCTAGTTTTATTGATTGCAATGCACTTATTCTGCATGCCGTGTCAATAATCAAATTAAATATAATCCTGTCTTGTAAATCATATTTTTTAGACATTTTCATTTTTACTTGTATTTCTACTATCTCTTTACTGCTTAAATAATAGCTTTTTCTCCTCTTTTCCACATCTGTAACTTTTAACCTGTCCAGTTTATCCCGAAACGGATGCACATCAACTAAATCTCTTTTAACAGCCCATATGTAAAAACTACTTATTGCTGTGATTTTATTATTGATAGTCCTTGCATTGTTACTTTTTACTTCCCTGCAATATCTTATATACCGTTCCAAAATTCCAACCATATTTTTTGACTTCTTTTTATTCAACAGATAATAATTATTTTCGTATTGTTGCAAATACTCAATAAATTGTTTCATATTGTTTGCATAAGTCCTATATGTTGTGTTTTTTACACTTTCGTTTCTCACTATGCAACTGTTCAGATATTCCTTGTAGATTTCCCAATTTTTGTTCATTTGTATCACTCCTATACTTTTATTTTTAAGTATAGCTTTTTTGAGTAAATTGGAAAATTTATACGAAGTTGAAAGTCAGAGAGTTCAAGTAGCAAATGGAGATGTAATTTTCACGAAAAAAGGAAAAACTGTGACTGTCATGGTTAGATTACAGAATGACGGAAATAATATCACTTTTCACGAAAATCAGCAACTGTTAGAAATTCCTCTAAAATTTCGTCCAACTTCTCAAAGCTATGGATTCGAAGCTGCACTTGCTTCTTCCTCACTCACTCCAGGATTTAATGGTGCGACCAGAATGCAGATAAATCCGACTAATATCACAATATGGGGAGCACATCTGGGAAGATTTAATGTACTTAAAGGCTCTGCAACATATTTTGTGGATTAATCAACAATATAACTAACTGAAAATATGATACTTGCTGTAGATACCGTTGAACCTCTCCATTTAGCAGTTCCGTCTGGTTGAATATAAATTGTCCCAGCAGTTCCGTTAAATTGTGAGGCATTTACAGACAAAAAGGACTTTGGTCTATAATTTTCTGGAATGCTGAAGATTACTGTATTATCACTCGTATATCTCAAAGTGTCGCCACTATCAAATACGATAGTCACTACGTTTCCGACTTTCTGGACAATGTTGCAAGTTGTTCTGCCTTGTCCTGTCGCTTCAGAGTGAACATATAATTTTGTTTGTTGGACTTTGGATAAATTTTCCACTTTATCTGAAAGTCCAATGTTTGTAATATCAATAAATTTGGTAATATCAAAACTTGTACTTCTATGACTTTGAATGCACTTATATATTTTCCCATCAGTTAAATCATTTATATACCATTTTCCTGCTTCCTTATTTTCAACTTTGCTTACATATCCACCTAGCGTTTGGCCTATTGCTTGTTTCCAAGTTTCGGCATTTATTGCATTTCCATTTTCTACTCCAAATTTAACAATTCCTTCTTTTTCTGATGTAGCTATTTCTGTTACAGTGGAAAAATAATCTAAAATTTTCGATAATTTTAGAAAGTTTCGAGAAACTTTTCTTAAATCAGCAATAGAATCGAGCTGAAATAGCTCAAAAATATCATCTTCTGTAACAATTGGAATATGAGTAGTTTCGTTTATGTTTTTTACTAAATCTTTAATAGCTTTTTTCACTTTATACCTTTCCATTTTATTATCAGTTATGACTGACAATAAAATTAATATATAATTTTAATTTCATACCAAGCAGGAATTACTTCATAAATCAAGTCCAACCAGTAATTTAGATATTCTTTATCAACTCTTTCTGAGTGAAAATCAACAATATATTGAAAATTTTTCTTATCATTTGTGATAGTCGTATTTTCATTGTAGATAAAATATAATTTCATAGTTTCTTTTATATCATTTAATTTTGCTGAAACTCTTAGCATTCTTTTTGAAATAATTCTATTCAGTCTAAAAATTGTAGATAAATTTTTGCTTGAAATTAATGCATAATCCTCTTCAAATTTTTCCAATTTTTCTGATCTGGCTGTTAAAAATCTTCTATTTTTTACAGCAGAATCTATTGAAAACTCTAATTTTTTCAATTCTTCATCAGCAAAATGAAAAATGGATTGTATTAATTTAGCTGATTGAAAAATTCCAGGTAAGGACGTTAACATGCTGTTATAATAATCATTCCTTGCAATATTATATAAAATCAGTGCATAATCTTTATCTAAAGATAATAGCAAGGGAAATGTTTTGTCTTGAATCTTCTGAGTAAATTTAACATAGTCTTCATCTATGTTATAAAAAGCAAAATCTTTTACTCGAAATTGCAACAGATCTTTTACTTTTACTTCTCTCAATTTATTAACATGCTTAACAAAATTCATCTGTTTAGCGTTAATTTTGATTAAACTGTACTCTTGAGTACGACCATCATTTACAAAATCTCTTATATAAAAATTTTGTAATTCAGAAACTGTAAAATTTTCTTTAATATAATTTCCGGATTTCTGATGCACATTTTTAGCCATTAATTTCTAAGTCCTATAACATAGAAATTTTTTGCTATTTCATACTGCATTAATGCGTGTATTATTACTTCATCTCTAGCATCAAAAAGAGCATAGTTTATAAGATTTCCTCCAGTTATAGAGTCATATATTCCAATTCCAATTACTTTCCCCCAGTCTTCCCTTGCTTCCGGAAACTTAACAGAAGCAACATTACTGGTCTCATTTGATGTAGTGGTAAGAAAATTTATAGCCCTTCTGCTATAAGAAGCAGCAACAAGTTCAACTGCATTTTCTGCTCCGGAAGGCAATGTAGAAAAACTTGTTAATAATCCTGCATAGAATGTTTTGTTTGCTAGCATATTATTTAAAATTTGTGCCTTGGCAGATAAAGTAAATCCGCTCATTTTTCCTCCTAATCCAAAGCTTTTATATTAACATTTGAAATACTTACAAGATCTTCATCTGTTAATATAATATCTTCTTTTGTATTATTGATATCAATATTTGAAATTTTCTTAAATGCTTTTATTGTAAGCAGTTTTTCAATAATTTCTGCGTAATAAATTCTATTTTCTTCAAACAATTTATCCAGAAAAACTTGATTTAATGTACTTTTAGTAAGTTCAATTGCATTTTGTTCATCATATTCTCTGTTTAAAATTGCTTCTAGTGTTACTGTAATTTGTTTATCCTGTACAGAATTAACAGTAAATTCTGCATCTGTAATTATTTCATTATCTAAAAATGTTTTTATTCTATTTAATTCATTAGTTTCAATAATGTTGTTACTTTTCCCGATAACAACTATTTTTACAGTACCTTTACCATTAAATCGTGGTACTATTTTTACTTTTTTTAGTCCACTAAAATTTTCAAGTATCATTTTTTCTAACATTGCTGCATTATAATTTGCTGAAATTTTAGATAAAATTCTTTTTCTTCTTTCTCTTAGTTCTTCGTCCGTTTCTTCATCTTTTCCATTTTCGATGTTTTCTAAATTTTCAACTTTTTCTAATCCTCTATAGGAAACAGCAAAAGAATTTATTTCATTAATGGTGACATTTCCGACAGTTCCTGCTTCTGTGCATTTTATTCTGACTGTAGTTGTTCCTATAGTTCCATTTGTGGGTATTTCTTTTGTTTCTTCTATATTGTAAATATTGTTTTTACTAGTTACCTGGTATCCTTTTTGAATGATTGTGCCTGGTATTCCATAAATTTTTACTGTTCCTGTTGCTTCAGTAGCAGCTAATCTAAAAATGTAATCTTCTTCACATATTTTATCTAAATCTGAGCCTGTGGCTGTGGCTGCATTATATTTGTCAGATAGTTCATCATACAAATCTTCTTGCACTAATAGCTCTGTTACAAATGCACGGACAATTTCCCGAGGAAAACTTCCAACTGAATTCTCAAATGACCGCATGTGTTCTCTCGAAAAAATATCATCCGTTAATTCATTTATTTCATTTTGATTATCTTCAATTTCTTCTCTAGTTACCAAATTCAAACACCTCATCTATTTTGATTTTTTCATTTTCTGCTGAATTTAGCACAACATCAAATTCAAATTTTAATTTATCTGATTCAAATATGGAAAAATAATTTTCAATATTTTTTATATATTTATGCTCTCTTAAAGCTTCAATTATTTCTCTTTTAAATTCAGAGATAATAAATTCTTCAAGTTGAGGATTTCTTCCTCGATACTTGTGTATTCCAACACCAAAATTTTTATTGTCTTTGTAATAAATTCTCCAGGCATTCTTAGTTACAATAAGACATTTTAAAATCCATTGCTTTACTATTTCTTTTTTTGTTTTTAAAAGTATTGGAGAGCCCTTTTCGTCATAGTCAAAATCATTTTTTTTAAAATTCCATTTTAGTTCAAATCTTAAATCATTATCTTGAATTCTATTTATTTCATTGTTTTTATAAATATCCATATTGCTTAACATAGAATTAGGTAAGCTCATTTTATTTCCTTTCATTTTATTGTCAGTCATGACTGACAATAAATAAAAAAATCCAGTTCGTTTTCACGAAACTGGACTCTTGGTCTCTTTATACAAAAATATTATATCATATTTTTCTAATATTGATAAGCTTTATCAACTAAATAAAATTTTTTTTGATTTTTAAATTCATTCAATATAACTTTGTCCCCTTCTTTAAGTTCATCAGTCCATTCATTGCTACCATTTGCTTCATATGTTCCTTTAAGTTTCCCTGTAGCAATGATTTTATTGTGAATATTTCCTCCGCTATCTTTGTTTGTCCCATCATTTATATTTATTTCTTCAATTTCAATTTTGATGTTGCCGTTTTCTTTAAATTGTCTGGTATATCCTTTTACTTTTTCCCAGGCAACTATAATTTTATCTTTATTCAGAATAATTTTTTCATCAATTTGAACTTTTAAATCAGGTGGAGCACTAATAACAGTTCCTAAAAAAGGTCCGTTCCAGTCTGGATTGGAAAATTTTTCTTTTAAAGTCTTAGCTAAACTATCGTATACTTTATTAGGCTCCTCGTGTTTTGCTTCATCATTCTTCATCACTTTATCATTCATCTTTTATTCCCTCCACATATTCTAAAGTTAAGCTCATAAAATAAATATTTATCCCAGCAAGTGAATATTTTTGAGAAAAATTATGATTTACACTTTTCACCTCAAATACTCCTGTTATTCCAGTTGCATTTTTTTCAATTTTTACTAAATCTCCGGCTCTTAAAATAGGAATGCCAGGAACTGCAAGAGTAAATGTTCTTTCTAATTTATTCTTTTCTTCCAGTAAATTTTGAGCTTTAATTGGTTTCTTCTCACGTTTTTTCTTTTTACTTTTTTCTTTCTCTTCTTTTTCTGATGTCTTTTTTTTTCTAGTTTTCTTTTTTTTATTTTCTTTTTTTTGTTCTTCCTTTTTTGCCTTTATTTTTATCATCTCCTTTCTTTTTTCCTTTTTTATCAGTTTTTTTGGAAGATTTCTTTTCTTTTGAAGATGATTTCTGATCGT